CCGGGCGTCGAACACGTCGGAGCTGGCCATCGCCATTGCCAACTTCAGCCGTGACGTGGTGGGTGTGGACAAAATCTCGCCCATCTTGGTGGACAACGCACTGAGCGGGTACTTCGGCTCGACTGCTGGACTGCTGGTGGCCATGACTGACAGCCTGCTGAACCCAACGCGAGTTGACCGCCCACTGCACAAGTACGCGCTCCTGAGCAACTACCTGTACGACCCCGTGGGCACACGCCGCATGACTGAGTTCTATGACGAGCGGGAGAAGGTTGGCCGCGCCAACGCCACGCTGGCCGAGCTGATGAAGACGGACCTTGACCGGGCCGTCGATTACGCAGAGAAGAACGCAGACGTGCTGATGATGGAGTCGGCAATCAACTCAACGCTGGAGCAGCTTGAGCGCACCCGGGCCTACCGCAAGTTCCTCAACGGCAAGGACGCCGCTGCGGATATGTCGGCCGAAGAGCGCGAAGCCGAGCTCAAGGAAATCAAGCAGATGGAGGTCGAGCTGGTCGGCTGGGTGCGCGAGGCCAAGACCGCGATCCGTCAGTAAACGCGCCACACGCGGACGCCGTAGCGTCCGTACTCGCAGCGGTTGCCCACCTGCAGCTGTATACCCAGATGACGGGCGTACGGCCGCAGGGCGCGGGCGGCTTGGGCCTTGGTGGCCGTGGTGGGCAGGAAGAATGACGCCCCGATTGAGAGCAGGTGCCATTGGATGAAGTAGTCCACCCCATGCAGGGTGAACTGCTGCACGTCAGGCGTCGGGAGAGGGGAAGGCGGTTTCGTCGACACCGATGGCGTCTCCATCAAACACATAGCACCGCACGGCAATACCGCTCAGGCCACCCACCGCGCCAGCGCCGATTCGCACTGGCACCGACAAGCCGTTGTTCTTGAGGAACTTGGCTGCTGTGAGCTTGGCCACACTGTCGCGCACGTCCACTTGCCGCAGGGAGAAGAACTTGCGGAACTCCGCCACCGATATGGACAGCTCCCGGGAGTTGGGGTCGTACCGCATGCGCAGCGGGCCCTTGGGGGATACGGCTGGGCGCTCCGGCAGGCTGCCGCGTGGGGTAAATGGTGCCACCAGCGCGTTGTTCACGTTCTCGTTGACGAACGCTGCCAGTGTCTCCTGCGCCGTTGTCATCGAGTCGCCTACGTCGGCCTTGGTGGACTGCTTGCTGTCCCGCACGAGAGCCACTGCGTACCGGTACACCTTGGGGATGTCGAGGTCGTGCAGGCCAAGGCGCTTGGCGACAAGCGCGCCCACAAAGGCACAGGTCATGATCGATGAATAGAACCGGTCGGTCTGGTCCAAGCCCAGTTCCTTGTCGATCTTGGCCTGCATCGTTGTCAGCAGGCGGCGCACTTCGTCGGAGTTGCGCAGAACGTGGTCGATGTAGATTGGCCCGGCGACGCCGAAGTTGGTGTTGAGCTTGCTGAACACGGCATCGATCTCTTGCTTCGAGGCCCCGGTGTATGTGGGCACTGAGATTTCCAGCACGCGGCGCAGCTCGCCGTCAGCGGTGCTCTTGTACTGCTGCAGCACGTCCGTCACAGATGCATTGCCCGAGGTCAGCGTGAAGTTGCACCACGTTGTGTTGTTGGTCCGCATCTTGTTGGTCTGCGACTCCATGCGGTGCTTGCCCCGCCCCGATGTGAACCCGTAGGCCATATCGGACAGGACCTCTGCTTTTTCGTTCGTGATCTCGTCCACCGTGAAGATCAGGCTGTTGACCATGCCCAGCATGTGCATCTTGGCCGCGTAGGTGTCTTCCTTCTTCATCAGCAGGTCATCGGGGTGCCCGAAGATCGAGTTGGCCACCATCTGGGCGGTGGACTTGCCTGAGCCGGACCCGTTGTGCTTGAGGTGCACCATGGCCCCTTTGACCACGTTGCCGTCCATCAGGCGCAGCAGGGGGGAGCCAAAGCCAAGGAACAGCGCCAGCGCATGCGGCTCAAGGCCAATGCGGTCGTAGAAGTTGGCGATCCGCTTCCACTCGGCCAGCGTGCCCGTGGGCTTGAAGGCGCTGGCCAACTGCCTTGTCCCGCTGGCCGGTGGAGCCAGCTTCGCGCCGTTGGCTGTGTATTCCACTTCACCAAGAACGAACCCCAGCAGGTCGGGGGTCCAGCCCATTTGGTTGCGGGTCTTGTTTGCTGCGTATTGCGACTGCAGCTTGCGGATTGCAGATGCGAAATAGGCCATGAGTTGCTCCAGTTTTTTGCCGTAGGCGACGACGCCGTTGCGCACCAACAGGTCGCGCAGTTTTTCAGTGGAGAACAAGGTCGTGACCGGGGCGAAGAAGCGGCGCACACCGTCCTTGCGCATGTGCAGGTTGATGCCCACCATCTCCCCGTCGCCACTGCCGTGTTCGTCGGAGTCGAAGAATCGTTCTGTCAGGTATAGGTCGTCCGGGTAGATTTCAACTTCAACCTCATCACCTTCCTTGTCCCGGTCCTTGCGGAACACGCCGCCGTTGGTCCCCCGGAAGTACGGGTAAGGATACGCGGGGATTGAGAGGGCCACTGCCGGGGTCTCGTCGTCGGCCTCCTTCACGACCACATAGGCATCGTCTGTGACTTCGGCAGCCACCACGATCTTGCCCAGCAGGAGGGGCGTGGACACGGTTTGTGTGCACCCTTTGCACAGCGCGCCGTTGTTGTCCTTGTACCACTGGCAGGTGTATGGGCCCTTGGTCTCTGCCGCCTTGGCTTCGGTGTTGGCCGCTGTGTAGCCGGGGTGCGCCTTGGACGCAGTGTGGATGGCTGTTGGGCCGTCTTCGCACCGCACCGCAATGGACAGCAGGCCCCGCCACAGGGGTTCGGCCAGCACGGCGGCGTCCGCCAGTGCGTGCTTGATCTGGGCACAGCCCTTGTCCTTGAGACTGCGCGATGCGATCCGGGCAAACGAGCAAGGCGGGAAGTCCCCGCTAGACATCTCGCGGGAGGTGTCATCCATCCCGAACTGCTTGGCAGCGGACAAGTCCACCGGAGCCGGGGGCAGGCAGGCCGCGAACACGCCAAGATCAGTCGGCTGACCTTGTGCAACGATCTGGACCGCGCGTGATTGCCCGGCCTTGAAATTGTGGGTGCCGGGGGTGCGCAGGATACGCGCAGCGTCCGCAGTGACTGCGGGGTCGGCATGCAGGTTGTGTTGCGCGCACAGGCGCTTGAGGGACTTGGCGTGGGGAACCCAATCGGCAGCGGGCACATCGGCCGTCAGGGGCCAGTACACATGCAGGCCACCACCAGAGTTGACCACCATGGGGCTCGGCAGCCCGGTGTCGGAGATGAATACGGACAGCGCTTGCGCCGCTGCGGGTTGGTCGGCATAGGGCTTCCCCATGCCACAGTCGAGGTCGAGAAAGAACGCACGCAGGAATGCTGCGTTGTCTACTGTGCGGGCGGAATCATCCTTGTAGGAGGCCAGCGCGAAATACGCATCGACCCCACTGGAATCCATCGTGCCGCCTACGGCATCGACCGCTTCAATCGTTTCTTGGAACGACTGCTTGACCACACCGGCCCGTATCCCCACCGTGCAATACACGCCCTGAGTGGGCAGAACGGAGTTGAGAAAGTCAGTCACATAACCTCACGGGTAACTGGAACAAAAAAGGGGCGGCAGGTTGTCCTGCCGCCCCGCTGGGCGCGATCACTTACGCTTGAGCAAGCGGGCTGTGATCTTCGGGATAAGCGCCATGTGCCGAGGGTGCGGTGAGGTCCGGCCAGTCATCCAGTTGTAGATGGTCGCGCGCGACACACCGAACATGGCAGCCACGTCAGTGATCGCCACGTTTTTCTCGATGCATGCATCCGCCAACTGCATAACAGTGGGCTTCTGATCAGCGTCTTCTACCCTGCGGATGAATAGGGAGTCGTACCCTCGGGTTCGCTCACTCATCGTCGGTCGACCAGTCGTTCAGGATGTCAGCCACGTTCTTGGATGCAGCAGGGGTTGCTTCGGCTTTTGCCTTGGCGGGGCGCTTGACGGGCTCAGCAACCTCTTCGGCCTCCACCTTCTCGGGAGCGGCCTTGGCGGGCACGTCGGCGTCCTTAAACGCTGCGGGCAGCGCCGGCTGGTTTTCCTTCTTGCTTGGCACCATCTTGAACTCGACCGCCTGCATGGCTTCTTCGGTCTGGCTCTGCTCCTTGGCCAGCGTCCACTCTTCTTGCGTCAGTGGGCGCACAGCGCGGAACTTCAGCACCGGCACAGCTTCGGCAGTGTCAAAGCGAGCTTCGGTCACCACACCAGTGATTGGGATACCGTGGCCAGACAGGAACTTGCCGTAGGCCTGCAGAGGCATCTTGTCGCCTTCGGCCTTGCCGAAATACGACTTGGCGGGAACCGACAGGCGGTAGATGTTGCCACCGATATCGCTCTCCAAAGCCACAGCCAAACGCTTGCTGTATCGGCAGGCGCGGGACTTGCCGTCACCGGAGCCCTCAATGTTTTGTGGGCAGGTAGCGCAGGTCTTGCCTTGTGGCTCGGTGACTTCTTCGTTGGGCACAACGCCTTCGGCCGACCAGCACGCGGGCTTGATGTCTTTGCCTTCTTCGTATTTCTCAGCGTAGAACGTGCGGGACACGCCCTTACCGGCAGAGATCACCACCAAGTTCATGGCGCGATCTTCGTTCTTGGCGACCTCTTCGCCGCCCACCACCATGCGCCATACGCCGCCCTTGATGGAAATTTGCTTGCCGCCAGAGGAGCCTGCAATGTCTTTGGTTGTGGAGTCTGCGGCTTCGCGCAGATAGTCAGGAACGACGGAACCGGATTTGAAAAGTGTCATATTGCTCATGTTGATTTCCTAGGTTTAACGGGCACGGGTTACGGTAATCGCGTAGCGGGAATCTACGTTCATACCTTCGGGCAGTTTGTCAGGGTTCTCCTGCAAGAATTCCTTGAAGGTGGTCTGACTTACGCGGCGCTCCAGCAGTTGCGGGGCGTCGTGTTCTTTGATGAAGCGGTACATGGCATCCCAATCGGACGTCCAGTAACGCGTCTTGATGGACCGTCGAAACGATCCGAATTGTGTCTTGCCGCCATCTTGGCCAGTGGCCTTGCACAGCTCCAGCAGCTCAGTCTCGATGGTCTCCAACTGCGTGTCGAGCACAGCAATCTCAGCTTCCATCTCCTTGGTCTTGGCGGCTTTGGCGTCACGGATTTTGATGTAGACGCTCACCAGCTTCTGAGCGTCGATCGGCTTGGGGGTTTCTGTTTCGGTGCTCATGGGGTTCCTTTTGATTTACGTTGAACGAAATTAAATTATACACTGTCAAACTTTGTCGTCAAGCACTTGTTTGTACAGATCGACCAGCGCCTGATGCAGATCGATCTTTCCCTGCAGCAGTGTGTACATGCGCCGCTCGACGGGGCTGCCCTGCAGGTGCGTAACGGTTACGCAGTTCTTCTGCCCGGCGCGGTGGGCGCGGGCGTTGGCTTGGATGTAGATTTCCGTGGATGATACCGGCCCCCACCACACAACTTGGTTGGCCCGAGTTAGGGTAATCCCGTGGGCTGTAGCCTGCGGCACCATCACGAGGATGCGCGGGTCGTCTTCCGTTTGAAAGCCCTTGATGATGTCAGCGCGCTTGTTCGCGGCCACGCCGCCGTGGATGGATGCCGTGGTGTACCCGGCCTTGGCAATGCGGTCCTCCACCATCTCCAGTGTGTGCCGGTACGGCACGAACACGAGCACCTTCTCGTTGGTCCCAGCGATCACATCGAGCAGTTCGTTGACCCGGTTGTCTACGTCGAACTCAACCACGTCTCTGTCGTCGGTGTACACAGCGCCTTGCGAAATCTGCAGGAGCTTGTTGAGCATGGACGCGGCGTTGACGGCCGTGACTTCAGCACCAGCAGCGATGACCGCCATTTGCTTGCGTATTGCGTCATAGTACTTGGTCTGCTGCGGTGTCAGCGGCACCTCGCGGGTCGAGTACAGCATGTCGGGCAGGTCGAGACACTCTGCTTTGGTGAACCGTATGGCGGGCTGCAGGACTTGGTGCACGATGGGCTGGGCGTCTTGGCGCGGCACCCACCGATACTGCGACATCTTAATCATCACGCGGTCACGGAACGCGCCGAAGAAGCGCGGCACTGCGTCGGGGTTCACCAGCTTGGCCAACCCATAGGCGTCGAGTGGGGACTGCGATGCCGGGGTGCCCGTCATCATCCACAGGCGTGTGCTTGGAGTGATCAGCGAGGCGAGGCACTTCCACCGGTCAGTCTGCACGTTCTTGATGGCGTTGGCCTCGTCCACAATGACCAGATCGAACCCGCCCTTGGCCAGCTCGTCGGCAACGACCTTCACGCCGTCGAAGTTGATGATCACGAACTCGTAGTCACCCGCGATGATGCTTTGGCGTTGCGTGCGAGTGCCCTGCGCAATGGCAGCAGTGCGGTGCATCAACGTCTTGAACAGGTCCGAGCGCCACGCAGTCTCCATGATGGACACGGGGCACACGATCAGCACGCGCTTGACCTTGCCTTGCGTCATGAGGTAGTCGGCAGCCCACGCAGCGGCGCTTGTCTTGCCGGTCCCGGCCTCGTTGAACACGAAGCATCGGGTGTGCAGGGTGAGGAACTCCGCAGTGTTGCGCTGGTGGTCGAACGGGGTGTACATGCCGGGCCACGCGTACCGCCCGAGGATGGGGCTGGGGACATCTTTGATGCCCATGTTGCGCAGCAGTTGCACCTCGTCAAAGCCCCAATTGACCAGCAGCTGATCGACGTCGCCGTTGGTGGCCACGACTTTGCTCTTGGGGATGATGGCAGTGATCTGCCCTGCTTTGCGCGTGTTGAACAGCAGCGCTTTGTCTTGAATGATCTGCATGATTTGTGTGAATGAAAAGTGAATAGACGGCAAAAGAAGCCGGGTAGTTGCCTACCCGGCTAATCCTCAACTGGAGAAACCCATGAACGTCGATTGCTCGACGCCTAAATCCTACATTACTTTTTGCGCTCGCGCTTGGAAATTTCGGACTTCATGGAGCCGTCCTTCTTGCGCGCGAAGCTGGTGTTCTTTGTCTCGTGCATGGCTGCCAGATTGGAGGCATGGTTTGTGCCGCCCTTGGACATGGCCTTCTTGTGGTGCACATCCACGGTGTCCGGCAGGGTGCCGTTGGCATTCTCATAAGCCCTGCGGGCCTTGTGGCGCTCAGACTGTGCCTTGAGCTGCTTGGGTGTGCCCTGATAGTTTTTGTACTCAGCGGCGTAGTCGCGTTTTTTCTCAGCCATGATGGTGCTCGCATGAAGAGACGGGGCAGAATTTGCAAAGGGCCGAACTGCGGGGATTCCACACCCCCACCTCAACAGCCCTCTCGATGGCCCCGGCTCTGCCTGCCCACTTTGACAGAATCTCGGGGAGTTGCGCACGAGTGTACTCAGCTTTGATGATGTCGCCAACCACTACGAACAGCAACGCGCCTTTGACCGTCATCACCGTGGGGTGGTGCAGCATGACCATAGCGGCCATGAGTTCGAGCTGTGCGGTGTCTGCGTAGCGGCTGGACTTGCCGGTCTTGTAGTCGGCTACTCGTGCGGTCTTGCCGGATGTGCTGATGGCGAGATAGTCCGGTATGCCCCGGAACCATACGTCTTTGTCAAAAAAGCCACACGGGCTAAAGTCAACTCGGATCGCCATACGGTCCTCGCAGCGGATTTCTCCGTCAACGGCGGCAAGAGGCTCGACAAATGGGTGGAACTGTGCGAACTGTTCGGGTAGTGGGGTGCCGTCTTTGATGTAGTCTTCAAAGGCTTTGTGTACTGCGGTGCCATAAAGGGTTGCTTGCGTGTCTTGCGACTTGAATTTTTTAAGGATACGGACTTCGTGATAACGACGGGCGCAGCCCTCGTAGTCTTTGACGGACGAATAGGAATGTGCAAGTGCCATAGAAGTGAACCGGAGGTTTGTTTGAACCCCCAGTTTACCAGTCCTTGGCCAACACTGTAAGCCAATCTTGGACGGGTTCCAGCTCCATGTACTCGTGCGGTTTTAAGCCGCCGTATCGGGCGGTCCATTGGCAGTTCCGGTCAAATTTCTGCGCAAGTTCCCGCGCACGGGCCGCGCTTACGCCCATTTGCAGACCGATAGCGGCGTATGTCATTCCTTGCAATCGCAAGAACCCGGCTTGCATGAACCGCACATGGGCACGATCTTTTATTTCCTTAGCAGTCGCCATAACTCGCTCCCACACCAGATTCACACGACAGGGGCAAGCCCACCGCCCACTTGGGATTCCAGCTCATGCACTCCTCCAGATAGGCTTGGGCCTCGTCGGCTTCTTCCTTCTTGGCAACGATGGCCACAGCGTCATGCACCGTCAGCACGACCTTGTACCGCTTGGACACCCGCAGCATCTGCTCGGCCACGATCTGGCGGGCCACAGCCTGACAGATGTTCTCCACGACCTTCCCGCCGTAGATGCGTACCGGCAGCCCCTTGGAGGTGTAGACCATCTCAAACTTGCCGGTGTCGGGGTTGGGCACCTCGCGCAAGCCGGGGTACTGGATGTGCAGCCCGTTGGGCAATGTCAAACCCTTGCCGGGCACTGCGCGGATCAACCCCACAGCGTCAAGCTGCATGGTCTGACCAGTCAGCAGCGCCTTGAGCGCGTCACCAGCGGAGCGCCAGAACTGAGCAATGCAGAACGCGCTGCTGCGGTAGGTATCGATGATGCGCTTGGCCTCCTCCAGCGGGACCTCGACCCCAGCTTGGGTCTTGAGGAACATCTGCAGCTTGACGTGGCCGACGCCATAGCCTGCACCCAATACCACGGTCTTGCCAACTTGGCGCTGGGTCTTGGTCACGTCCTCCATGCGGATGCCGTAAATCTGTGTGGCCATGAGCTTGTACACATCGTGCTTGTCGCGGAACGCCTGCACCAGATTTTCCTGCCCGGCCAGCCACGCCAGCACTCGCGCTTCGATCTGCGCAGAGTCGCAATCGATCACCACGTAGCCCTTGGGGGCCCTGATGGCTTTCTTGATCTTGCCAGCGTTCGCGCCGCGCGACGGCAGGTTCTGCAGGTTTACAGAATCTTGGCCAGACCAACGACCAGAATGAGCACCGTAGTAACGCAGAGGAACCGGAAACTTGCCGCGACGAGCCATCCCAATAAAACGCTCCGTACGAGTTTCCTCCAGTGTGGTTTTATTCCCGAGTCGGGCAGCCACCAACGCTTGTACTCGCTCATCTTCATGCTCCTGCAGCGCCTTGAACGCTTCGTCTGTTTTGGCAAATGCCCATGCCGTCTTTTTGGTGGCGGGGCTGATCTTGGTGGGGGGCTCGATGCCCAGTGACCGCAGGGCCAGCGCGAACTTGTCGTTGGACATGAGCAGCGTTTTGAGGCCTGCGGTGCCCTCGGTGTAGATGGCGTGCACATACTCGGGGTCTGCGTCCTTGAGCATGTAGTCCCGCACGGATTCGAGGAGTGTTACCTTGCTCTCCTTGACCGACTCCAGATGCTCCGCCAGTTGCACTGCGTCCAGCTCCAGCACGGGGTCGATGAACATGCGCAGCGTCAGGTCAATCAGCTTGAGCTCCTGCTTGGGGAAGCCCATGCCCATGTACCGCATGAACAGGTCGTAGGTCAGCGCCACGTCGTTGCTGCAGTACGCGCCATACCGGGCCAGCTCAGTGCTGGTGAAGTCGGCGTAGCGTTTGCCCTTGGCGGCGTCCACCTCGTCGCCCTTGACCCCCACACCGGCGCGCTCGGCCTGCGCCTTGAGGCTGTGCGACTTCTCATGAGGGTACAGCGCACGGGACATGCCCATGATGTCCACCCACGCCATCGGGTTGACGCCGTAGTGCCACGCCAAGACCGCACCGTCAAACGCGGTGTTCTGCGCCACGACCATGGCATCGGACCAGTCGATGCTGGCCAGTACCGATGTCACGTAGGGCCGGGGCACCCACTGCGTTGGGCCGTCGTTGACTTTGTAGGAGAACCCGATGGTCTCCCAGCGCGGGTCCCGCACGTACTCTTCCGTCGTGAGTTTGGAGAACCCGAAGTCCGCGCTGTAGTACGTCTCCAGATCGATCGTAATGAGCTTCATACAAAGTCCCCAAAGGGTTTTTTATTCATCGCGTACTCGTACTCGCGCCGCTTGAAATCTTCCTGCTTGTACCTCTCCATCTCGCGTTGGAACGACTCTTCAAAGGTTGGAGCCCACGCGGTGGCGGTGGCGGTGGCGGTGGTGGCGGTGTTGGCGTACTCGCGCCGCTTGGCCTCTTCCTGCTTGTACCTCGCAGTGGTAAGGCCCACTTCCTTGCGGGGCTGCGCTGGAGCGATTGCGCGCAGCACGGACTCCATAAGCCACGGTTCAAACAAATACGTCTCTGCTGCAGTCATGATGGCCTGTGCGTCCCGGCGGGACATCTGGTATGCGGCTGATGCCGTGCTGGGCTGGGTCAAAGTGCGCTGCGCAGCCTCCAGCACATCCCGCAAGCGGGCGTCGTACCCACGGAAGTCTTCAGGGTTGCTCTGCATCCGTGTGATCACCAGCAGGGCTCCGTCCGAGCAGCCCGGGTTGGTCTGGGGTCCAGTTGAGGTTTTTCTTTTTGGCATATCGTTCACGCCTCTTTAGGTTTGCGTTTAGTTGGCGCTCTTGCTCCGGCGTCAGCTTCGGTGAGTGGCTTTGCAAAAAGCTTGTAATTGGATCGGGCGTGGGTCGGGTCATCGAGCATCACCTCCAGCACACTCAGGTTGGTTTCGTTGATGACGAACGCAAGGCCCCCCGCATCGTCAATTCTTTTAAGGTTAAGAGTTTGCAGGTCGGTTGGCTTGTTCTTGCCAGCCTTGGCCTCGATCGCAACGAACCGCCCGTGGAGGCACGCAAGGATGTCCGGCGTGCCGTTGTTGGCGGAGATGCCGCCGATGTAGTTGACGGCGTACGCCCCGCGCTCCTTAAGGATCGCATGGATTTTTTTCTTTACAAGGCTTTCAGGCGTTGCCATGGCGGGTCTCCAATTCGATCAGCAGCTCAATGTAGTGCTTGGCTTTTTCCAAGTCTTTGATGCCGTTCTTGCTGCGCCAGCGGGACACGTATTTGATCACGTTGCCCTCGAAGTAGCCAATCTTGTTGGCATGGATGTACTCAACAGGCTGGATAGCCAGCGTTTTGTAGTGGTCGCCAGCAACTTGCACGTCAAGCGCACTAGCCTGCAGGTCGGGGAACATTTCAATTTGGCTCATGGTTTTCTTTCAGGGTGGGGATGGTGCCATAGACGACGCGGAAGGGCCACGTCGAATCATATTTTGGCAGTGAGGTCTTTGAACTTTCCTGAGCGGCCGTAGGGGATGCGCGCAGCGTTGAGTTTGGTGGTGGTGTGGAAGTCGCCATGGGAGTTCAAGTCTTTCGCTCGTGCGTTGAGGGGTGGCTTTTTGGGCGCGGTGGACGGCGCGTCTGTGCGCCAGTTAAACACATTGGTGGTGGACTTCGGAGTGCCGTCGGGCCACTTGGGTGGGTAGTTTTGCATATCACCTTTCAGAACAAAACAGTTGCGGGTAGGATCGAATTGAACGAGGTCAAGAACCTGCATGGGGGCGCTCCACTATGGGCCGCATCTTCTTCAAGCGCAAGCTCTCCATGACATCGGCCATGGCGGTCTCAAGCTGCTTGACGGTCACGGTCTCAAGCTGCGCATCATGAACCTCAATGAGCAGGTTCAAAGCCACAAGCTCAGGGCCTTTGGCGACAAACCGGAAGCTGTTGGCCACACCCCGGCGGGCCAGTGCAAGGATGGCATCTTGCCCAGCGCGTATCTCCGGCTTCCAGTCCTCACCTATGCCTCGATTGGCCAGCGCTTCGGTGATGTTCGCAGCGTCAATGAGCGCGTCAATGTCAAATCGCGCGGCCACGCCAAGGCGCAGGTTGTTCATGGCATCGTGGTTGCGGATTTTGAGCGTGGTGCCTGCGCTGATCTCGTCAACTTTTTTCAGGCCCGCACGCACCCACGTCATGGTGTCCGGGATGATCTGCCGGGGTTTGTACTTGCTACGCTTTCTCACGGCTTCTCCTTCAAAACAATTTTCTCCAACTTCTCCACAGAAAGACACAGGTCTTCGTGCAGGTAGTCGGGCAGTTGGGTCTTGGTGCTGAACGCCCAGCTCTCCATCGCGGACAGCAGCTTGATCAGTTTGAGTGCGTCTTCTTTGGTCATGTGTTCTTCTCCTCGTCCATCGGCCACAGGTAGTTGGCATTACGCAGGATGTCATCAGCCAACTTACGTGCCTCATGCTCGGGCATGCGAATAACCACACCATTGCCAGTCACTATTACTACGCAAGGCGCACAGCCTTTTTCAGTCGCCGCGCCCACGGCAAGGTAGTTCTCTGCAAGTTTCATAAACAGCTCCTCATTGCTAATGGCGTAAATTCTTTCTTTGGAATCCATCCTTTGTTGCCGTCCTCCAGTTCGACCATGAACTGATCGCCATCTTCCTCAAGAATGCGGCAACGCCAAAAGCAATCTTGCGTAGCAGGGTTTCGGCCACCACAAAAAAATCCTGTGTATCCGACTGGATTCAATGCAAACCCGCTGTTTTGTTTTGCTTCGTCTTTGGTCATGGGTTCTCCTTGATAGCGTAGTCGTGAAATATCGCACCCCTACCGGCGTCACCCACCTTGCAGGACTTGACCCAAACATTTTTCCCGCTTGCAAGCCTCCGAAAATGACCACGGCGGTCATGCAAGCGAGGGGATGCGTGTGTGCCCCCCTTGCCCTCTGATCGAGGCTTGGCTGGCTCAATCCAGACCGTTGTCCAGTCGTAGGTTGGCAATTTCCCTTGCTGAATCTTGCGGCGGTTGGTGAACGTGTCGCGCACTGATGGGATGTATGCCTCCATACGACGATCCATTCCGCTATACCAAGCTCCAAGCTGCGCCAGCATTAATTCAGCAAGTTCTTTGTCTACCGGCTCATCTTCGTTTACAGAACCATAACGAATCTCGTCACCTTCAATGAAGTAAAACATTGCAGGAATAGGGCGCAAGCGTGTTCCAGAGGGGCCTTTCCACATGGACACAGAAATACCCTCATCTGGGTCTTCTCCCGCCACCAGCATCAAAACCTCGTAGCTTGGGTGGTGACTTGTCTTTCCCTGCCACGCAACAAAACATTTGCCGAAAGGCGGTCTATGCGTCATCACCGGATCAAGATTGGCTTTTTGCTTATCCCCAACTGCACCAGTCATGTCAAACCATTTCATGTCAACAATATCGACTCCAGCGTCAGCCATCAGCTTCATGGACGAACGAACAAGTTGTGTGGTCATAAACAACTCCTCAATGTCAACAGGCCCAGCATCAACACGATGAAGGCCACCACGACCCACACCAACTGCCCGTCAGCCGGGGTTGGCTTGTCTTCGTCTTCGTCTTCGTTCATGCTTCCCTCGCTTTCAGCATCAGAACTTCTCCCAATACCAATTCGGTTTCTACCGCCTCGGCTCCAAGCGCGTCAATGCGATGCTGCTTGTATCCCTTGTAACGGACTTGCGCATCTTGGTGCGCCTCCAAAGCGTTGTCGTGCGCTATGCGCAAAACCTCGATCAGTCGGTCTCGCAGTTCGGGTGGTATGGTCATCTCAACCCCCGAAGATTTTGCGCAGCTCGTCGTACATCGCACGGGCTTGCTTGATGCTCAGGTTGTTGAGCAGGGTCTCGGCATCCCACGCAGCGTTGATCTGCGGCGCTGCAGGTTTGGCTTCTGGCTCTGCCACCACGGCGACCTTGGCGACCTTGGCGGGGCGCGTCTTGGGGTCTTTGCGCGGCGCGTATGTCGGCTGCGCTGTGAACAGGCTTTCGTCTTTGATACGCAGGTTGCCCTTGCGCAGCAGTTGCGTGACGATTGACGATGTGGAGTTTGTCAGGAATCCCTGCGCGGTCAACCGGGCTATCAATGCGCGGCGGTCAATGCCGGGGTTTGCAGCAATCGTATCGAACACGACTCGTGTGACGTTGTTGGTTATGGCCCCGTGCGGGCGTGGCTCAGTTTGCGTCATAGTAGTGGTGTCCCATGCGTTGATTACTTTGGCCATTTCAGATTTGAGATCGGGCATTTTCTTTTAACCTTAAAACAATTTGAGTTGGCGGTCGTCTTCGACCTGTGTGGGGTTGTCGATTTCTTTGATGTCGCGCAAGCGCATCTCCAGCCGTTCGGCAAGGGCTTTGATAAGCCCTGCTTGGCCGTCAGCTACTCGCAGTAGTTCTTCATCGGTCAGGTTTTCATAAATCATGTCAGCTCCAGAAAGGTTATGAGGTTGTTGCCGAGGTCGGTGGTGAACCAGACGATGGCGTCGGGCGGGGGTTGGGAGACACGCTTGAGGTGGCCCCCAACAAGGGCGGTATTGAGGATGCGCTCAAGCCATTCAGGCCGACTGTCCACATAGCCGCGCCATGAGGTCTCAACACCTTCGTGCCAGCACTTGAGCATGTACTCGTCGTACCGTTCTTCGTATCTGTATTCGCGTTCATTGGGTGTTGTCATGTGTGGGTATCGTTTGTTGCTGTATTGGCGTGCGGCATCTTCATCCCTCCAGTCCGGCATCATCACTCCCCATCCCCCAGTCGAAGGCATCAAGGATTTCATCGACTCGCTGCTTGGTTTGGACTCGTGTGCTGTGCTCATCTCTCAATTCCTTTGGTGTTACACCGGACAATACGCCCTCAACCTTACGGCGCGCTGACTCAAGCTGCGGGTCTTTGGTCACGTTCATGACGGTGAGCAGGTCACACAGCTCCAGCGCGCCGGTGACCATGGTGTCGTGGAACTTGCGCTTGGTGCCGTCCTCCTCGATCACCAGCCGGTCAGACAGGCGCAGCAGGGCCTCATGCAAGCGGCTCCACGAGTCTTGGTTAGCCTGTGCCAGCTTGGCCTCCATGCGGCGCTCGTACTGCTCGACCAGATCACGCTGCACTGAGCTCTCCACGTCAAGGCGGAAGTCACCCGAGGTAGGCAGTGGCGTGAAGCTAGACTCCATGCGAAAGCGCAGCGCCACCTGAGCGCGGGACAGGTACTCTTTGCGGTCGAACAGCGTGCCGAGCTGGAACGCAGCAGCCGCCACCAGCGTGTCGTACTTGTCAAGGAACGCATCAACCAGTCGATCGAACTCGTTGCGGTATCGGCCCATGGTCTGCTGGTACTCCAGCAGTGAGGCAGTGGGCAGCAGCCGTGCGCCTTGGTCGTTCCACGGCAGTGTCAGGCGGTAGTGCTCAGCACGGGCGCGGGCTTGGAACTTGGTCAGTGCGTCCAGCTCTTTGCACTCAGCGAACAGGTTCTTGTAGACGGACGCAGCCTTCTTCGAGCCGGAGCCCTTGGCCGTGGTGACCTCGCCTTGCGTGGTCTTGTCCTGCTTGCGGCCGGAGTACACAGAGATGTGCAGGTCCACCATCATGGCGGAGCGAGCGACACCGGCTACGGTGTTGGGTTGGGTATCAGTGATGTAGTTCATTTCTTTTAACCTTAAAAGTTTTGTCAAGCGGAGGTCAATTTCATGGAGAGCTTGACGGCCTCCACGTAGTCATCTGGCATGACGTTTACCTGCAGCCAGTCGTGCAGCAGCTTGCGCTCGATCACCGGAACGTAGTTGTTGCCGGACCCTTGGGACCCAGCCCCGCTGCCCACGTATTTCTCATTGATCTGGTCGGCGTCTTGCACTGCCGTTACCAGCAGCTCCAGTTGGGCCTCAGTCAAAACAACATTTCTGCCGCACATGGAAATTTGGTATTTCATGCTTCACACTCCTCTTCAATTTCAAAAGTTACGTCGTTGCATTCGCACGACTCGATAAACGATTGCTCGCTATTCAGGTGCTCGTACTCGGCACGCAGGTCGCGGTAGAGTTGTCGGGATATGTCGTCCACGTAGTCCTGCAGTGCTTTCTCAAGCCCTGCGCTGGCGTACTGGTCCTCGATCAACTCGTCCCACGCCTCTGACTCCAGCCCTGCAAAGATGCCAGCGGCATACGTGTTGCCCACACAACTACCATCCAGATTGACACGCGCACTAGATCGGTTGTATGCCGTGACGCTGGCGTGCTCGCCGTAGTCCTCCATCGCCAGTCGCAAGGCCGGGTACTTCTCGGCGTAGGTCGGCGTGTCCTCGGTGTCGGGCCCGTCCTTGGTCACATCCATCCACATGGCCACGTTGATCGAGCCCTCGAACGTGGCGTAGTCGCCTTGGCTGTACGACAGGCTGAACTGGAGCGTGCGAACGCTTACACCCGCAGGTTCCAGCTTCTCTTTCAGGTGGTCCTGCGCGTACTCCCACCAGTCGTAGTCGAGGTTGTACTCAGTCCATTTTGAATACTCCTTTTGGAATCTTTTGGGGTCCTGCTCTGAGAGCTCTTGTGCGGTAATTGTTGGCATCAGGAAAGTTCTCCATGTTGTTGATTGCTGTGATGGTGGCAACGGCTTTGGCTGCGTCGAAAGACTCGACGACAAGTGGGTCGATGCGGGAGTACACCCCTAGCACAATCACGTTCCACCCTTCGTACGATTGCAGTCTTGCAATGGTCATGTCGTGTCGCTTGTGCACGAGGAGCCACGTATCGAACCCTTTTTCGACCCACTCGAAGTCGTCGATGGTCACGGGGCGGCTCCGTTGGCTGTTAAGACCAACACGGTACTGATCGCATCAATCAACGCCTCGCCGGGCTGCACGATGTACACGGTCTGCTCGAACAAGTCGGGACCGTTCGGGTTGTACCGCTGACGTGTGAACACGATGTATGTCCCGTTCATCGCTTCGTGCAGCACGAAAGTGCGCGTGGCCGTGTGGTGTCGCTCGTGATGAGGCGTGGGGGCGGCGTTGAGCATGAGCGTGTCGCGGGTATCGTTCATGCCGAGCCAGCTGCGGATTAGATTTTTGATGGTCATACGTTGCAATCGATTTCGCTACGAACCTGCAGGTGGCATTCGCAGTTGTCACCCGAGTTGCGTAGCTCTATGTCATTAGACTCCTCGCCAATACGGATGAACTCTGTGCAGTACCCCTCAATGCCATCCGCGTCATCGCCACTGAACACGGCCAGCATCTTCTCGAACCTCTGCACATCCGAAAAGCTCGGATACCACTTCACATCATCGAACTTGAACTTCAGCACATGGGACTCGTCGATCCACGTCATGCAGCTTTCGAAGTACTTGTCCGCTACCACATCCTTGAACGTCGTAGCCAGCAGCACTTTGAGCTGCTCGTACTTGGGTGCCGCATCGGCGGCGGTTTCGGTATCGGGGTAGATCAACACTACCAAATCACTTCTGTATCCCATCACGGTCTCCAAATAAGTATGTCCATTAACAGCACGCCTACACAGCAGACGTACACGATGATTTCAACCACATCGATCCATGATCGGCGGCTGGTTGGTATGGGTTCGGCAGGGCCTTTGTATTTCATACTTTTAACCTTAAAAGTTTATTGCCTTGGCGGCAAGGATGCGCCCCGCTGCTTTCGCAGCGCGCAGGGATTTGATGTTGGTGACCCACTCCCAAACTCCGAAGATTTTGTTGCAGTTCTTGTTTACTTTCCACACCCGCAACTCCCACTCGGTGTCGTCGTTGCTACGTCGTATGAGGGCCCAATTCCAACCCAGCGTGGAGTCCATGAGTATCCATGAACTTGGGGCCCACGGCGATGTCCGGGACCAGCGTTTTGCAAGCTCTTTCATACTTCCACCTCACATGTCTTTGCTGAGGGCTACGCCAGCCAGCAGTCGGCCGACTGCCTTGGCTTCTTTGAATGTGGGGAAGTCCAGCACAAACTCCCACTCCCCTTCAGTGTGGTTCCATATCTCCAATCGGAACGGCCCATCGAGCGACTTGGCTTCGATGCAGCCCCAGCACATCCCGTCTCCATTAATCTCCGGCAAAAATGACCGATACAGGGCTCGGCTCGTTACGCGCTTGAGCGCTTCCCACCGCTTGCTAAGGCGCTTCATACTTCCACCTTGATGGTCGTACCGAACGGCGCTTGCAAGTCAGACGTCACAGCCCACAGTGTGGGTACATCGGTGCGGCCCCAATCGCCAACGTATCCGTCGGTGAACTGCACAATGGCTTGAGGGTTGATGTTCTTGTCTCGCAGGTAGGTGAACAGGACTGAGCCGTCCGTGCCCCCACCGCCTTTGATCTTGAGGTCTTGCACAGCGAACTGGCCTTCATCAAACGTCTGGTGCC